TCGGCCTCGCGTTGCTCGCATACTTGGCGAAGATGGTACACCGCGCACTGTTAACCTTGATCCTAATCTACCGCAAGCTTCTGTTGGTACTGATAACCCAGCGATTGATTCAATCTATAACCCAACTATTGGTCAATATGACGTGGTGTGCGATTCAGGCCCAAGCTATGCCACTAAACGCGATGAAGCAGCAAATATGATGCTGGCGTTAACCCAAGCCAATCCCGCGTTGTTCCAGTCTATTGGCGATTTGATGATGAAAAACATGGATTGGCCTGGTGCAGAGGAAATTAGCAAAAGGCTTCAGATGCTATTGCCTCCACAACTCCAGCAAATAGCTGGCGGTGACAAGGTAGATCCGCAAGTTATGCAGGCTCAACAGATGATCGAACAGATGGCCGATCAGATGGAGCAAATGAGCGCAGAGATGCAACAGCTACGCGATCAGCGTGCAATCTTGCTTCAAGAAAAGGAACGCGAGTGGTTTGACTCTGAAACAAAACGAATGGAAGTTGAAGGCAAGATCATGATGACGGACAGCCAGTTACAAGCGGCTGTAAGGGACAACATCATGCTTATGATGGGTATCGGCACTCAACAATCACTTGAGCAACAACCTGAATTTGAGCGGCTGGAAGCGCAACTAGAGCAACCCGTACAAAAGCCACAACCACAAGGCGGCGCACCGTCACCTGCTAGAGGCGCTGGCAGCATGACACGCGAAGCAGATACAGAAGCACTTACCGGCGAAGCAAAGCCTGGCGAGTCTGAATAATTCAACACAACAGGGGATAACGTTATGACAGAGGAAAATGCAGTCTTTGAGACAGTAGACGATAATCTGACTACAGAAACCGTAGAAGATGCAGCCAGTGATCCGTCCGAGATTGAATCGGAATCACTTGAGCAGGATCAGGCTAACGAGGAATTAGCAGACGCTGACGATTCAAAAAAGGATCCGTGGTACAAGCGGCGCATTGATGAACTGACCCGAGACAAGCACGAGGCCAGACGACAGGCTGAACGACTTGAAAAGATACTGGAACAGCAAGAATCCATGATGCGTCAGTATATGCCGCAGACGGCTCCAGAGCCTCAAGGCATTATGCCGCCTGACCCGTCGCAATTTGCTGGCGGCCAGTACGATCCGCGTTATATTGACGCAATGATGCAGTACACACGCGAGTCAGCGATTCAGGAAGCAAGACAGGCAGTTGCGGCGGAATATCAGCAACGCGAACAGGCGCAAGCAGCGGCACAGGCTCAGGCTCGATTGGTTGAAGCGGAAGCCGCCACAAGAGCAAAACACGCGGATTATGACGCGGTGATTGAGCAAATTACATCTGATCCTAGACTAGCCAATAACCCAACGATTCGCCAAGCATTGTTGGGTCTGGATAACGGCCCTGAGATTGCTTACACACTGGGGCGCAATTTGGATGTTGCTTACCAAATTGCAAGCATGAATCCCATTCAAGCTGGCATGAAGTTAGCCGAGATTATCGGCACACCGGCAAAACAAGCTAGCAGAGCGCCGCAACCCATACGCCCGATTAGTGCAACAGGTAAACCACCGCGTAACGAGAAATCCTATTCTGAAATGAGTACCGAGGAATATATTGCAGCGCGTAATGCTGAAGATTTAGCACGTCGCCAGGCGATGATGAAACGTTAAAAGTTTACGTTCCCACCCCTCTTAGCCCGTCGCAATGATGGGCTTTTTTTTATTTTGATTTTGTGATATAAAAACGGCACGTCTTTCTATCTTTTTGCCGAGATAGATTGTCAGGCAGTACCCTGGTCATTCGAAGGATAGGCTCCTACCGGCGGGAAAAAACATAAGGCTAATCACTTTATCTTTTTTCGCTATTACAGGAGTCACACCATGGCGAGTAACAATCTGCTGACTATCAGCATGATTACTAATGAGGCCCTGCGAGTTCTCACCAACCAGTTGGTTTTCACCAAAGCCGTCAACCGCCAATACGATAATAAATTCGCTATTGAAGGCGCGAAAATCGGCACTACTATAAACTGTAGGAAGCCACCGCGTTATGTCGGTCGCTCCGGCCCCGCGCTTCAGATTGAATCCGCAGTTGAAACCTATGTTCCGCTGACGCTGGATACCCAGTTCGGTGTGGATATGGCTTTCACCACTCAAGATTTGTCTCTGAATATCTCAGACTTTTCTGACCGGTTCATCAAGCCAGCCGTTGCAGCTATTGCAAACAAAATAGACTACGATGGTTTGCAGCAGTTCAAGAACGTTTACAATCTGACCGGAACTGTCGGCCAGCTTACCGGCACCCCGACGTTGGCTCAGGCGACTAAGGCCATTCTTGACGCACGCGCTAGACTAAATCAGGAAGCCGCTCCGGTTGACGAGGATCGTAGCTTCATCGTTGATCCGACTATCGAAGTTGGTATCGTCAGCGGCTTGACTAACCTGTTTAATCCGGCTGGCACCATTTCGCGCATTTTCAACAAGGGCGCGTTGGGCGATTCTACGCTAGGTTTCAACTTCGCAATGGATCAAAACGTCGGCAACTTCACTTCTGGTACTGCCACCGCGTTCACCGTATCCGCGCAGGCTGGCGGAAGCGTACAGAACAACGCGCAGTCAACGTTCACGCTGGCGGTTTCCTCTACATCTGGCACCCTGACCAAAGGAACCGTATTCACGATTCCTGGCGTTTACGCTGTCAACCCGCAGAACCGCCAATCTACCGGCGCATTGCGTAACTTCGTTGTTACCGCTGACGCACCTGGCTCTAGCACTTCACTGAGCATCTTCCCTGTTCCAGTGTTCAGTGGCCAGTTCCAGAACGTCACTTCCAGCACCGGCACTATCGGTTCTGGCACTGCAACCATCCTGTCAGGATCTACCGGCGCGGCTGTATCGGTTCCTAACGCATTGGCGTTCCACAAGGATGCTTTTGCTCTCGGCACCGCTGATCTTCTGCTTCCGCAGGGCGTTGACATGGCTGGTAGGGCTTCCGCCGATGGCCTGTCTATTCGTCTGGTACGTCAGTACGACATCAATTCTGACCAGTTGCCGACACGTCTTGACGTGCTTTACGGCTGGTCAACGATCTATCCTGAACTTGCTACCCGCGTCACTGGTTAATTAGGAGTATCTGAAATGGCAAATCCAGGCCCAAATATCGTAGCCGAATCCGGCATACGCGCTCAGTCAGTTGTTGGTTTTAGTATTACCGGCACTAGCATTAGTGCAAACCTTTCCGCAGAGTACACCGTCACCATCAATGGACTTGATGTAAATGACTTTGTGTTTGCGGAAGGTTCAACGGGTAACGCAACCATCATGCTTGGCGCTTATGTTTCAGCGGCTAACACGCTGAAAGTGCGAGTGCTGAATCCCACCGCTGGCGCTCTTACGCCAGGCAATACGGGTTATACGCTACTCGTTGTTCGCGCATACCCGCTGCCATCCAGCACCGTTGACTTCCTCGTGAACTCACCGGCTAACTCTGGCGCTATACCCCTGAGCGCATAACAGGGATTGAACGGGGGGAGTTCGCTCCCCCTTTTCTTTAATTACTGAGGTAATCATGGACTTTCCGACTGTAATGCACCATCCACACCGTTATGACTGGTCAGTTGTAATTGAAGATATTGCAGAATACTCACGACTAGCTGCAATCGGATGGATTTCTAACACTGATTGGCACTCTGGCGTTAAAGAGTCAGCCGATATTGTTGAAGAAGTTAAAGAGGAAGTAAAAAAGCGTGGCAGACCGCGCAAAACGGATGACGAATGAAGGAGTTAATCGCTCTACTATTTCTAGCGCGTGAAATTGCTCACAGAGAGCATCTTAAAACGCGATCATTTGCCGCTCACATATTGATGAAGCCGTTGCAACCTATCAAACGGCGCTGTACAAACTGAAATTTCTATCCTGAGATAAACCATGCCTGAGCAATATACTGTACCCGTTCAAATTCCAGCGATTGATTCTAATAACGTCGCTGCATCGCTGTCCGGCACCGTTAGCAGTGCAACGGCGGTGGTTTTAGACACGTCTGAAATGGCTTACCCGCTGACCGTTACGATTAAGTGTCCGTCTGCAACCACCGGAACGCTGGAATTCTCTACCACTCCGAACGCATACGCGAACGCAGGAACCGCAAACTGGCAGTTCTGGCCGAGTGGTACAGTAGCGGCTTCAACGGCTGTGACAGACGTTTTTAATGGCCGTTTGATGGCATTGCGTATTAGTCGGGCTTCCGGTTCCGGCGCTGTGATTTACGAGGTGACAGCATGAGTGGTTGGATTGGTTCGTGGGGAGTTTCCGCAACGGTTGCTGATTTAACTGTTACTAACAGTCAAGTTATAGCAGTCAACACGTCAACCAACGCATTAAGAATTACGCAAACTGGTTCAGGTAATGCGCTGTTGGTTGAAGATGATACTAACCCTGACAACACTGCTTTTGTTATCAATTCTACAGGTAACGTCGGCATTGGGCAGCTTTCTCCGGCTTCAAAACTGCATATTCGACAGGATCAAGACGGCACCACTAGAACCATTATTCAAAATAGGAATGGTTCAGGCACGCCATTGTCAGAACTAACCTTTATAACCAGCACTTTTGATTTTTCAGATAATAGATACGCTTATATTCAGTCAGGCGGCGGCGGCAACACGTATCTTTCTTTTGGTAATTCCAATGCAGGTACGCCTAATGAAAGGATGCGGATTGATAACGTCGGAAATATCTACGGCACGTCCGGCAACACAGGCATGACGAGTGGCTTCTTCTACATTCCAGCCGCTGGTGGCGCACCCTCTGGCGTACCAACCGCCGTAGCGGGCCGCGTTCCGATGTATTACGACACCACTAACAACAACTTTTACATCTACAACGGCGCTTGGAAAAAAATACTGCTCGCTTAATTTGTAAAAGCACCATCGGATTAAAGCATGTCCAATCTATCTAATCAGCAGATAAATCAAACCTTTGACGGGTTATTGCAAGTCCCTGGTGGAATTACGTCTACCTTGAAAACCGTTCAAGATGGAAACGGCAACCCTACCGGTTTGCAACTGAGTAGCAGCGGTGCAAGTGTAACGACTTCTAGCACTTTTGCTGTATCCAGTGATGGAACGCAGTTCGCAAACGCAACGCCAAGGCTTATTTCTGATGGTTTTGGCGATTGCGTTTCTGTAAAAGATTTTGGCGCTGTAGGCGATGGAACAACCAATAATCTCACAGCATTAACAAATTGCATTGCGTCTGCGAACGGAAAAACGATCTATGTTCCCGTGGATTTGGCTGGTGGTGATTATGCTATCACTTCTGGCACGCTTACGATTCCAAGCACTGCCAGATTTTCGTATGAAGCTGGCGCAAGAATTTACGCAAATGGAGGAACCGTTTCTAATTCTGGAAGAAACTTTTATTTATTTGCTGGCGGCACTGGCGAAGGACTGGATAACCAAGAAACCAAAGGTTTCGGTATTGAATTGCTTGGTGGTAACACTGGCACAGCGTCCTCCTCTACGCTTCAATATAACAGAATCAAAATTGCATCCGATCAGTTAGACGCATCGCCTGATGCAAACGGCACAAAAGTAGACGGATTACTTGTTGAACATTCTTTTGGCGGCACTGGTACGCAAGGCGGTAGGCACGCAATAGAAGCCGTTTTGATTCAAGATGCTATAACTGAAAGCGCAAATCCTGATCGTAACTATGTTGGCGTTGTGGGCGTATCACAGAGCGCAACTGGCGACGGTGGTACTAGTTCCTCGAATCCGGCATTAGCAAAAGGCGGATATTTTGGAGGTAACTTCTACGGTCGAATATATGCCGGAGCGTTAAATACAACTAACGTTACCGCCGCTGAATTTAACTCATCTTGTGCAACTGGATCATCTACCTATTACAGGTCAGGCATACAGGTAGTGGGTGGTGGTAATGTCAGAGGCACGCAAACCGACGCGGGCATTGTTCTGTCTAATTTGCCGTCAGCAACAATAACATGGCGCAATGCAATTCGGATTGCAGCAACAAATGGCGGTCACGCCATTGGAACTGATAGCACTGTTTTAGTGGCGCAAGCGGCCAGCACAGTAGATAGAGGTTTTTCAATTCCTCAATGCACCGGCAATGTTTTAGAATCTGGCGCTGTTACACTCACAAATGATTCTTTTGCGATTGCAGCAGCTAATAGTCACATTGATCTTGGTTCTACAACTGCATCTGGTTCGTCATATATTGACTTCAACACGTCTGGCAATGCCATAGATTATGATTCAAGAATTATTGCATCTGCCGGCACTGGTTCAGTTGGTAATGGCGTATTAGCGTTCTATTCTGGCACTGTTCAAATACAAGCCAATAGCTTTACAATTAACAGCGCAATCGCTCCCGCAACTGACAACACGCGCAGCTTAGGTAATTCATCTTTTAGATGGACTGTTGTTTACGCAACAACTGGCACAATCAATACCTCCGACGCTAACGCAAAACAAGATATTGATGATTTGAATGATGCTGAAATGCGCGTAGCTAAAGCATTAAAAGGAATGATTAAACGGTTTAAATTTAAAGATGCTGTAGCGTTAAAAGGAAGTGAAGCACGTATTCATGTTGGCGTTATTGCTCAAGATGTAAAACAAGTATTTGAGAATGAAGGATTAAATGCAGAAGAATATGGCGTTTTTTGTTCTGACACATGGATAGACAATGAAGGAATTGAGCATACTCGGCTTGGTGTAAGATATGATGAATTGTTTGCGTTCATAATAGCGGCGCTGTAAACATGGCTAAATACTTCACCCTTGATCTGGTTCCACAATCCGGCGGCCAATTAGGTGCGCCAGTTTATGCTACGGTTTATTATCACGGCACAATAACGCCAGTCACGTTATTCTCTGACTTAGCGTGTACCACACAGATTAACAATCCTGTTACTGTAGACGGCTATAACATATCGTTTTACGTTGCAGACGGAACGATTGAGTATGATTTGTTGGTTTATGGCGGCAATGTTACGCGTCCGGTAACGATTCCAAATATCTGGTCATTACCTGGCCCCGTTTGGGTTGAACTGTCAACGCTGTGGGCATCCGAACCGCACGTTTGGGCGTGGGTGAGTCCGTATACAATCGCCGTTAAGACAGTTCAAAACGTCGGTCAAATGTATACCGGCAACGATTTGATTCGTGCCGCTATGAGGCTGATACAGGTATCAGCGGTTGATACTGATCTGACGGCATCAGAATTGCGCGATGGTTTAGAATCACTAAACCGCATGATAGACGCGTGGGCGTTAGAAGAACTCATGCTGTATCAGGTTACGCGGGAGACTTTCCCACTCGCGGCTAGTCAACTGTCCTATAGCGTAGGAATAGGTGGCGATTTTGACACTGTGCGGCCTACTAAAATAGTCGGCGCGTATCTGACAATTAGCACTGGTGCCATTCCTGTTGATTACCCAATGCAGGTTATTGGTTATGATGATTACAATGACATTCGTCTGAAAACGCTGCAAACCAACTTTCCCAGTTATTGTTATTATGAACCGGCGTTTCCTTTAGGAAATTTGTACGTTTATCCGGTTTGCGCGGTTAACAATGAAAGCATAACATTGACCAGTTGGAAGCCGCTTGCAATGATTGCTGATCCCACCGCAACCGTTAGCCTACCGCCTGGTTACTGGGAAGCTTTGGTATTCAATTTAGCTATTCGTATTGCTGAAGAATACCAGTTTAATATACGGCCAACGACTGTTGCATTAGCCGAATCAGCGTTGAAAAAGATTAAACGATTGAATCAGCGCACTCTGACGCTGCAAACTGACGTTGCGCTGATGAATACTAGTCAGTTGCGTTACAACATCTACGCAGACGGGTACGGGCGCTAATGCCTAGCACAATCAAATTACCCATATTAGGCCCAGGCGTTGACGGACGATCACGCGCTATCACTGCTCAGGGTC